CTATTAATTCTCTTTTATCATCTTTAGGACAATTCCAAGAATTTGTTATTTTATATTCTTCTGATTTTGGTGAACTTGAAGCTATTCCAAATTTAATGCCAAAATTAAATACTAATCTTAAAACTTGAACTCTAACCGATTCTAATAAATCTGAACAACAAAATATTACCTTAAGATTTGAATTTGATTTTTTAATATATGAACATATTGACAAAACCATCGAAGTTTTACCTAATCCCGGTAAAGTTTTATAAAATATCATAAATCCATTAGAAATATTATCTTTAATGATATTTGATAATTCAATTTGTGAATCATATGGTTTTAATTTCATATTTGGTATTGTTTCATCATATCTAGTATCAAAAATTAATTTTGGTCTTGAGTTGGCAATATCAAATAATTTTATACCGTATTTGGATGAAAGATTATTAATCATATTTTCTAAATCATTTATCATATCATCTGATAAACTAATTTCATAATCATCAAAATTACAAATTTTTTTAAAATAATTATTGTATTCATTATTTTTATTTTCCTTTATATTTTTAAGTAATTTTAAAATTTTTTTAGAACCCAATACTAATTCCTCAACTTCATTTATTTCTGCTTTTTTTAATTTTGTATTGTATTGAATTATTTTCATCAAGATAAAAATTCTAAATTCCATATAATTTAAATTATTCATTAAATCTGAATATATTTTTGTTTCTGGTTTATCTTGTAGTAATTTTATTAAGATATCTAATTTTTTATTTAATGAATCCATTATATTTGCTAATTTTGCTTTTAAAGCAGAATTAATTTTTTTCTCTTTGGGTTTTGTAGACTTTGTTGATTTTGTTGATTTTGTTGATTTAATATTTTTTTTATTATTTTCAGTATCATCGTCACTTTTATTTTCGCTATCATCATCCATATTTGTTTTATTTGAATTTTTACTATCTGATTTGCCAAAATCAATTATTCCATTTGATAATTTTGTTTTAATTATTTGATAATAATAATCACCAATAATAGTAATATTATTTTTTGATAATTCATTTGTTGATGTTGATATGTTTTCTCCTAATTTTAATATTATTTGATTTCTTTTTTTTTCTGATTCACTTAATGGTTTTTCAATCATATTCCATTTTGTCGAATTAAATTTTTTTGTTGACACTATATTCGAATCATATTTATTTTCGGTATTATCCGAATCATTTATTGTTGTATTATTATTAGATTCGATTATATTTTGTATATTTTCGTCATTATTCATTATTGTTATAAATATATATATAGTAATAACCTTAAATTATATATATTTAAAATCAATCTTTTTACTTATAAAAATTTTAATTTGAAATACACCTAATGTATTCAAGTTCACGATTTATAAAATCGGCAGAATATAATATCATTAAATTTTTATTTAATTTATTTAATTCATTAGGATAAATTATCTCATCACAAAAATATCTACCTATGTTATCCACAACTAAAATTTTTAATGAAAAAGGTAAATTATTTATTGGATGATTAAAAGAATAACCCAAAAAAATTTTTTTAATTGTGATTGGTAAATTGTCAAGTGGTTCATTAAATATAGAACCTTTAAAATTTGACCCGTTATATAGATTATTATATTTTTTTAATGTAGCCTCGTATGTACCATAATCTGAAAATATTATTATATTACAATTAGTTAGTAAATGGGAAATTTTATTTGATATAGGTTTATCATATCTATAATCAAAAATACATAATTCATTTTTTATTTTATACATAAATTTAATATTAGGTTTGGATATTTAGGATATTTTAATATATATAATTTTTATGTAATTTAATCAATTTTTTTTATAAAATATTTTGAATTAAAATCAATTATAAACATTTTTTTTAAATCAAAATTCATCTTTAGAACATTATCGGGTAAATCTGATAAAAATTCATTAAAAACATAATTTATTTTAATCCCGTATAATTCAACATTTTCAAACCTATATTTTGAAATTATCCTGGTATAAAACAATTCATCAATAAAATCCCATTCTGTAGCAATTATATTGTATTTATTTGCTAATGATAATAATTTTGGAAACATATTATAATTTTCACTTATCCCATCCAAATTTTTAAAACTTACCCAAGAATTTATTATAATTTTAATTTGGCTATTAGATGTTAAACTAAACAACCTATCTATTCTCGAGTAAAAAATATCAATAAATTCCAAATCATTTGGGGTTTGCGCATATGATAAAATATTATATGGATTAACTTCTAATGTTTTAATTATAGTTTCATATCGAGATATTAAGCTATTTCTACTATCAATACAAGGAAATGGACAATTAAAAATATTTACTTTTATAGTAATTGATTCATCATAATAAAGATATTCATTTGGATTTGTTAAAACAAAATCAAATGATTCATACAAAGTAAAAATTGGAACATATGATTCCGACTCAAATATATTATCTGGACTTACAATTATTATTTGAATAAATTTATTATTTGGATTTGACTTTATAAAATTGTTTATATAGTTTGGAAATAATTGTCTATATTGAAAATAATTGTCACTTGAGGTATTCGATTTAATTATAAAATCTTCCATTACTGAACCAATTATCAATGGAACTAAGACATCCTTATCACTGTGTTTTTCAATAATATCCACAAATAACTCATTCATAAATTCATTTAACTTTACAACTTCTCTCCTATATAATTTATAATTATTATATTCACTCATAAATCCTCTTGGATAAATGAAAAATGGATGATTCAAATTGGAGTTGTTCATTTTTTTCATATGATTTAAGTATATTAAATATATATTTAAATTCTAGAGTAAAATTAATTTTCAATTTTTTTGTTAAAATACAAATATCTTAGAGTGTAAATTTTAAATCAATAAATTCTAATTTATTTACTATTTCATTTTTATTCTTATCTAACACATTCATTTGGTCAATTATACAATCAAAGTTAGGTTTTTCTATGAATTTAATATTTTTTAAAAAATAATTAAATTTACCATTTGGATAATTTGAAAATGATTTATTTACATATGATTTTATAAAGTTGTCTAAATTTATTAAGGCCATATATTCATACATTGCATCTCCAATTGATATAATATTAACATATGTATTTGGTTTTAATCTTTTATTTATTTTATTAATTATATCTTCCATTATGTCTTGAAATGTTAATATTTTCCATTCGGTTGGAGAACTATTATTTAATGAATATGAATCTCTTGCTGAAACAATTCTTATTTTATTTAATATTATTGTTTTTCTTGTTAATTCTAAACCTAATAAACAAGATTTAATCCAACAAAGATTAGCATTTGTCACAATCCATACATCACCTACTTGATTTAATGATTCTAATAATGTACTTATTGTTTTATCTAATTCTAAAAAATATATACGATAATCTTGTAGTAATGATAATTTTGTTACATCAATTGAATTTTTATTAACCCAAGTTGTTGGGTATAATGTGTCATCCCAATCAATAATAAAAATATTTGTAAGATATAATTTTGTTTTATTGTTTTTATTGTTTTCCATTTTATTAAAAATGACTTATATAAAAAATAAATATAAAAATTTTTTATTATTTTTTAATTGAAAAAATTGATATTTTTTTTTAATGTATCAATTACTAAATAAATAAACCTTATATATATAAATTTATATAGTAATGATTATTCCCAATATTAAATTATTTTTATGTGTGTTTGCAGGGTTATATTTTGCATATAATTTTTTCTTCAACAAAAATATATATACTTTTTCAAATTATGAACAATGGGTTAGTACAATCGATAATAAGCAAATTTATATTTTTGATGAAAAAAACTATTGTATAAAAACAAATACTAATTTATTTTATAATTATTATTCTTGTTGTCAAAATGTTCAAATATTAAAAAATAATTTAGATATTTCATTATTATATAATAATCAAACTGAAATAAATTCAGATATACAAATGGTTAATTATATAAATACAGTTAATAATGAATATTCATCTTGGTTCACTATAATGATGATGAGTATTATTTATTTGGTATTTATTTCATTATGTGTTGTTGTTGGTAATATATATCAATTTATCATTAGTATATTTCGTAGATTTTCAAATATTTTTAAAATAAATCATTCAAATAAAAAGTTAAATGATAATAATATTGATAATAATAATAACTTTAAAATAAATACTCCATTTGATATCAGTTCAATATTTGAAAATCTATTTGGTTCTGAAACAGAAATTAAAGTTCTAACTGATAAAGATAATTCTATTACAATTGATAATTTTATTGGATGTGCTAATATTAAAAAAGACATTAACAAATTAATTCTACAAATTAATTATGAGGAGTTATATAAATTAAATAATTGTGAATTACCTAAAGGATTACTTTTGTTAGGACCACCTGGTGTTGGAAAAACTCATTTGGTTAAAACAATTATTAATGCAACTGGTATGAAACATATATTTATTTCTGGTAGTGATTTTAATAAAAAATTTGTTGGTTCAGGTACTTCTACTGTAGAAAAATTATTTAAAAAAGCAAGAGAAAATAAACCTTGTTTAATTTTTGTTGATGAAGCAGATACAATATTAAAATCACGTTCACATTCAGAATCATCCGCGGCATCAATTGAATTTAATTCCACAATATGTGAATTTTTAGCTGAAATGGATTCATTAAAAACAGAATCTGGTGTTATTGTAATTTTTGCTTCAAATATGAATATTGAATATATTGATAAAGGAATTATTAGAGCAGGAAGAATTGACCAAATAATTAATATATCTGTTCCCACTTTTGAAGAAAGAATTGATTTATTCAAAATGTATTTGGGCAATTTATATGACGAAAAAAATATTAATATTAACAAAATATCAAAATTATCTTATGGATTAACTGGTTCTGATATAAAAAAAATTATTAATTTAATTAAAATTAATAAAGTTCATCAATTTATTGATTTGCATAAAGATAATCCAACATTAATTTCAAACTATAATAATCAAGAAGATAATAATCAAGAAGATAATAATCAAGAAGATAATAATCAAGAAGATAATAATCAAGAAGATAATAATCAAGAAGATAATAATCAAGAAGATAATAATCAAGAAGATA